CCGGGTGGTAATCAGAGGAATTCTTGCACAGCCACGTATATTCTCAATACAATATCGAGAACGATTAGAAGTGATACTTGCTAATCTTCAACCAACGACCATCGGGACTAATATTGAACGCATCACAATCGGGATTTATGCCCAATGGGATAATCCCATTCACAGTAGCCTCAAAGATAGAGTATCCTGCGTTCTTGTTCTACTCCGTCAACTCATCATCAACTTTTGGGACTATCTGCTTAAAGGTACTGATGAATCTCTTAAATCAGACGGCCAGATTGAGAACCATCTTGAAACGCTCGAAAATTATATTGAGAACGGTTTGGACAACTACGTGGTGGTGGGAAATGAACGTCAGGGATTCTGGCTGATGAGTAAGGATGAGTATCATACGGCAATGGAGGATGTAAGATAATGGCTAATGTATTTTATCTGGTCGGTAGTATTTGTTTTGCCATAGGAACGATAATAAACATGTTCAAATGATAGTGCAAGAAACCCTACAACTTGTTGGCTATCCCGTTGATTACCTTGTGGTTGACTTTGAGAGCTATCACGACGCTAAATACTCTCTTAACAAGATGTCGATTATCGAATATGTAAGAGACAAGCGGTTTGAGTTGTTAGGATGTGGAATATATAGTTCCATTGATGGTAATAGACGGTATATCCCGCCTAATGGTCTTGAAATAATAAAAAATATAGCCTATAAAGAAGTTGTTATTGTTGTGAAAAATGCAAAGTTTGACGTGTTAATTCTTCAAGAAATTTTTGGTATCGTCCCTCCTTATGTCATCGACATCGAAGACCTTAGTAGACACTTGGATTCAAGAGATAAACATAGTCTCAAGCATTTAGCAAAAAAACATGGCGTGGGTCTAAAAGGATGTACGGAAGATTTTAAAAATTTACATTGGGACAGTATGACCCCTAAACAACGACAAGCCCTTGAAGAATATTGTCTTAATGATATAGAACTTGAACATCAACTATTTGAACTTTTGCTCCCGCAACTTACCAATCCCGCTCTCGAAATTCCACTAATGCGACACACGTTAGATATTTATCTAACACCGAGGATTGTTTTCGATTTTGTGAAAGCGGATGAGTTAATTGAGGCCATGTATAAAGAATTATGGTCTGTCGTAGATAAAACGGGTGAGGTTGAAAGAGGTATTAGTGGTAACATTTCGTTCCAAAAACTACTACAAGCTGCACTCGGCGATGAGAAAATTCCGATAAAACGGGGTAAACGTGAGAATATACCTGCTCTTGCTCAAGGTGATGAAGGGCGTAAGAAGATGCTCGAACATCCTAATGAGCAAGTGCGACTGTTGATGGAAGCTCGGATTGCGGTTCGGTCTTGGCCCCTACACATCAAGCGGGTGCGGAGTTTGATAGCACAGGCCAAGGCGTGGGGCGGCAAGCTCGGTGTTCCTTTGAAATACTACGGCGGACATACCGGGCGTTGGTCCGGTACTGGTGGGATTAATCTACAAAATCTTGGTGGTAAAGGTCGCGGGAAGGCGATTCATCCGTTGATCGCCGCTGTTAGGGGGTTGCTAAAAGCATGAAAGTTTTAGTAGCTTGTGAATTTAGTGGTATCGTGCGGGATGCTTTTATTGCAAGAGAGTGTAATGCGGTAAGTTGTGATATATTACCAACAGAAAGACCCGGCCCCCATTATCAAGGCCGTCTTGAGGATTTTATTGGAAAAGGTGACGAATGGGATTTAATAATCGCCCACCCGCCGTGTACTCATTTATGTTCGAGTGGTGCAAGATGGTGGAAAGATAAAAAAGAAGAACAGCAATATGCTATTGATTTTGTAATGATGATAGCGAATAGAAATTGTCCTAAAATAGCTATAGAAAATCCCGTTGGTATTTTATCAACTTATTGGCGTAAACCCGATCAATATATACAACCTTGGCAATTTGGACATGGGGAGACTAAAAAAACAGGGTTGTGGCTTAAAGGTTTGCCGAGATTAAAGCCTACAAATGTTGTTAGTGGTAGAGAAGCAAGAATACATAAAATGGCCCCATCAAAAGACAGGAGTAAACTTAGGGGTATTACTTATCAAGGTATTGCTAATGCTATGGCTGAACAGTGGGGAGAGCTATGAGTAATAACATCTTCATCATAGCCGACTATGCTCAGATAGAAGCCCGTGTGCTTGCTTGGTTGGCGGGACAAGACGACCTTACCGCCGACTTTGCAAGGGGCGAGGACATCTACTCCAAGTTTGCCACCAGACTGTTCGGTGTACCCATACGTAAGCCGGTTAAGGATGATCCAGAACCGATCAAAACATACCTATCAATTAAAAGGGGGTTTGGCAAAGACGCAATACTCGGTTGTGGTTATGGGATGGGGGCGAGTACGTTTTATGAACGTTGTGTGACTAATAATTCTTTACGTCCTTTATTTGATTCCGGTCAATATGATATATTGTTTATTAGTAAACTTATCAAAATATATCGTGGAATGTATCCGAAAATTCCTCAACTCTGGAAAACCATTGAGAAAGCGTTCCGATGGGTGATTAAATATCCAAAGACCGGAGTATACTATTGTAACGGTGGACTCAGAGCGGTCACTGATTGGAGTGATTGCTTCAACATGCCAGAGGATGCGTTATTGGCGTTTTATAACAATAACAAGACTGTCTGCATCCGTCTCCCTTCCAGCCGCGTTTTATTCTACCCCAACGCTTGCGACAAGTTTGGTCGATTGGGTTACAAGTGGAACAGTAATTTATGGGGCGGATTTCTGGTAGAAAATATTATACAGGCCATTAGTCGGGATATTCTTGGTGAGGCGTTGTTAGTCGTACATAAGGAAGTGTGTCCGGTTGTATTACATAGTCACGATGAATTAGTGTGTTTGTCGTCTAAAAAGGACGAGGCCGTAAATAGAACCAAAATTAGAATGATTATGGAACACGCCCTCTGCTGGTGTAGGGGGTTGCCGATAGCGGTAGGAATTGAAACAAGTGAGGTATATCGGAGTATATGATTCACGCTATGAGGCATAAAAAACCCACTAAATCTGATATTGGTGCTGCCTACGCCCGACTCGCTTACGCCGCCCGGACCGGCAAACCTCCGGCGAAGGTACGGAAAGACGGGAGTATCGCTACGAAGCCAGTGGTGCCGTGCCCGGACTTGCCAGAGAAAAACGTGGTAAAGGGGTGTATCGGGTGGTTGCGTCGCCATCGAATTTTCTGTAACCGTCATGATACTGGTAGTGGATACCTTGGCCAAGGCACTGCTATAGCTACCTACGGAATTAAAGGCGGAGGCGACATCATCGGTTTGCTGCCGGATGGTATTCACTTTGAGATTGAATGTAAGCAAGGGAAGGGCGGGAGTTTGTCAAAAAGACAGCAAAAGCGGATGAAGGATATTAGGGAAAATCACGGTATTTATTTGGTAGTCCATGGAATTTTGGAATTAGAATACTATGACGAGATTTTTAACTTGACTTCCAGAGGTGATTGTGGTATAGTGGTAGAATGATGGTCGAGACTAAGACAGAAAACGAACACGGCGTAGAAAAATACTACGACAAGGTTTATCAACAGATACTTTGGCTCTGTAGGGACAGTCATTTAGCAGATGATCTAACTCAACAAACTTTTCTTTGCTACTTGAAAAATCCGGCCCGTGGCTGTTCACCCTATACGTGGCTCATAGTAATAGCTCGTCGTCGTGTCTATAACCATTGGAGGCGAGTTAAGTTGACACCAACAACAGATTCCGCACCTGTGTTGTCACCGTTAGACACACTCATAATGATAGAGCGTTGGACTAAGCTGTGGGGTAATCTATCTCCTGGTCAACTAAAGGTTCTTGATCTAAGACTGTTGGGATTGAGCTTAACAGAGATAAGCAACAAACTTGGAGTTAGTTATTCAACGGTAGCAGATAGAATATACAAGGCTAAGAAGTTATTAGTAGGACAAAACTGTTGACTTCCAGAGAAGATGAACGATAAAAAGATTTATATTAAGTGTAAATAGGATGGTAATATGCAAAATAGTATAGAACTCTCTGCCTCAGCAATTGAATCATTTAAAGCCTGTCCCACTCGCTTCAAGCTAAGATATGTAGACCGTATCGCACCTATCGAAGATACTGATGCCCAACGAATCGGTACGAACTGGCATAAGCTTCTTGAAGTTCTTAGTCTCGAACCCGAATCCGTATGTTGGAATTGTGCTAAGCAGGCACAACCAGTAACAGGATGCTTATATTGTGGTGGTACTGGATTCTTACCAAAAAACACAATGGACATAGCAATTCGATTTCTGTGGGATGCGTATACTATCGGTGGGATGTTGGTAAATGATAGGGAAGTTGAATATTATACATTGTTAAATGCCCTTGTTGGTTATAATTGGTATTGGGCCTCACAGGAACGGTATAAAACAATAGTACGAGAGTTTGATTTCGAGATTCCAATCCGTAGCTTGACTGGACGAGCGTTGTCAAACGCTAAATTAAGGGGAAAGATAGACAAGATTGTCCAGAATGAGAATGGACAATTTTTGGTAATCGAGCATAAATCTACAAGCAAATCTATTGATTCGGACTCTACAATCTGGTCTCATTATAATATGGGAGTACAGTCGTACCTGTATCCAGGAACCGCTCAACAGTTACAACTTGAAGGTGAACTCAAGGATTGGGGGATTACACCTAAAGATCCCCCGATCTTTGGGGTATTGTTTGATGTATTTCATAAGCCGCAGATTTCACCGAAGAAGTTGACACAGAAGGCCAGTAAAGAATTTGTGGAGAATGTACCTCATGTTTATATGGGACAAGTATTTCAAACAATGATGTGGATTAAGTCTGTAGATGGTGATAGACTAGAAATTAATGGTGTTCCTGCCGAAATCGAACTTGGTAAGAAAGCTGGAACTCTTGCCATCCGCGAAACTCCGGAAATGTTCGGAGCGAGGCTGCTTGAGGACATCAGTGAGAGGCCGGAGTTCTATTTTTCAAGACGAGAAGTAGCTAGAACGTCTAGCGACTTTGAACGGTTCCGGAGAGAATTGCTTAGTATCTACCAGACCATCCGTTTGATGAAGAAGAATTGTGGGTGGTATCACAACGATCAACAATGCGAGGCCACATTTCGGTGTCCGTACATAAGTATCTGTTACAGTAACAAAGACGTTAGTGAAGAAGTACCAAATGGGTTTAGACGCATTTAAAATTTGTAGTAACGGTTTGTAACCTGTAAAGTAAACTGCAACAATAGGAGAATATAAAATGTCAGGACCACCGCCAATTAGAAAACCAAAGATAATTACATCTAAAAGATTAATTAATCGAAAGATAATTACACCCAAAAAGAAATTTACAGTTGAACCCTGGATTGCTACAGGTGAGGGTAAGAAGATCCTTATCTATGCTGACTTCGGAATGGGAAAAACTACTCTTGCGTCTATGCTCCCCAATCCGGTATTCATAGGTGTTGACGATGGTGGGCGTATGATTAAGCATCCGGTCACTGGTGCTGACCTTATGCGTATACCACAGATAGAAACTTTCGATGATGTCCGGGTTGTACTACAAACACCGTCAGTATTTGACGGTTTTAATACAATAGTAATTGATACCGTGACTGATCTGGAAAAATTGGCCCTGCCCTATATGTTTAAGACTGTACCCGGTCCGAAAGGTTCAGTGTGTCAAGATATAGAGGGCTATGGCTACAATAAGGGCTATCGTCATCTATGGGACACAATGCGGTTGATTCTTCAAGATTCTGAACCATTGGTAAAGATCGGCAAGAATGTTGTGTTTATAGCCCAAAATAAAAATATCAAGGTTGCTAATCCAGCCGGTGACGATTACTTGCGTGACGGACCTAGTTTATATAGTGGTACGCCATCTATTGTAGATTGTTGTTGTGAATGGATGGATTATATCTTCAAAATTGGTTATAGTTATGTAGCTGTTGAGAAAAAGAAAGCCGCTGGTTCTACTGAGCGGGTGATCTACACCCAACCAGAAGTCTACTTTATTGCTAAGTCCCGCACTTCCCTCGATGCTGAGATTCCGTTTACTGAGCCAAGTGATGATACAATATGGAAGGAGTTATTTGGTGGATAAAATTATTTGTCCATGTAAACGCCGGTGGTGGCAAGGACGTAGACCTTGTTTGACATGTTTTTTGTTTAGACCGGAAATTAGAAAATTAACTTTTGGAAGAATTAAAGAAGCTATTAAGGAAATTGATGAACAAAATCAGCCGCAATCAACCTTGTCCCTGTAAGTCCGGACGGAAGTATAAGGACTGCTGCTTGTTCACACGACACGGTGGGGAGCGGATTAGGGTGAAGTTACAGACAAAGACTGATTTGAGTAAAGAAATAATACGGAAGATGATTGAAAAACATCACGTAGAACGAATGAGTGAAATTATTAGGGAAAAAACAAATGCCGGAGAAAAAAGAAGCATTTCCGAAAAAAGTGTTCATAAGTCGAATACATGAATGCGAATCGAGTGATGATTATTTTGCCGTAGATGAACATCTTCAGGACATAGACATTGGTACAGGTGAAAGGATAACAGTAGGGGTATACGAGTTAAAAACTACGATACCGGTAACGAATGTTAATCAAATAATATAATTGGAGAAAATTAAATGGCACAATTAATTGATCAAGTAGGGGACTATCGAGGAAAGGCGGTTAATGGTGCGGTATCCACGACTACAAACGGATTTCCCCAACTAGTACTCAATCTTCACGCAACAAGCGTGTATGATGGAGAATTAAGTGAATGGGTTGATGATGTGGTAGATAGTGACATTACTGCTTATCTTTGTCTGTTTGGTGGTAGCGGTAAACCCACTCTTGCCGTCCAGCAAGTAATTGATGTAATTGGATGGGATGGTGCTTCATTTAAGGGATTAAATGACCTCGTAAAGGAACTTATTGAGGATGAGGGCGGGTTACCAATTGGATTTAGTGTAGATGAGAGTGTTTACGAGGGAAAGACTCGCTTAAATGTCAATTGGATACGCCCCTACGATGCTACTCCAACACGAGCGGTTAAAGAATGTACACCAGCCGAGCTTAAAATTCTAGATCAGCAGTATGCGAGAGCGTTACAGGCCGTGAGAGGTAAGACTAAGGCTGCCGCACCTAAACCAACAACTAAGCCGAAACTACCAGTAGCACCTGCATTTCAGACAGCACCAGAACCAGCAATTAGGCCCGCACCTTCAGCTACAGGTAAGTCTACGAAGGGTAGAGCTTGGGGTGCTATTGTAAAGGCCAATAAAGCTGAACCTAATGTTGAGAATAAGGGTGGTGGTGCTGGTTTCGGTGATGAGCAATTAGTTGAGGTTTGGCAAACTACTATTGTTGAAACAGTCGGTGATGTAGATGACAAACAGATTACCAGAGAGCAATGGTATCAGATCCAAGAAGCTGGTAAAGCAAAAGTGACAGTTCCATTCTGATAATAAGAAATTAGGTGAGTGTGGTGATTGTAGAACTGACTGAGTTTGGACAAGGCAGTGGCCGGGTGTTACCTGGGGAATCCCGGAGTTTCTTGTTAAGTAATAACTGGCGAACTTAAACTTGTATTTGAATACTTAATTAAAAGAAAAAATGGTGATTAATCTAACTGATCAATTCATTATCTACCAGAGTAACGTGTTCTCCGCGATGCTCGATCAACTCGCCAAAGAACTCGGTGTATCAACTAATTCCCTGTTAAAGATAGGAATTGGCTTTAATCCAAAATCCCAATCTTGGGTGTTCGCAGAGCGAAATGCTAAAGGCGAAATAATTGGGTTGATGGAGCGATTCCAAAACGGTAAAAAATTTATGGTGAAAGGGTCTAAACGTGGACTCATCTTCCAACCACAATTCAGAAAACGAACAACCTATAGTGGTGGACCTCTCCAACAAGTTACTAGGGCTAGCCCCTGTAGCCTTTGTGGAAAGCAACGTTGGTGTATGGTGTCACTTGACAATGCTGGCAACCCAAGAGCCGCGTTGTGTCATTATACATCCACCGGAGCATCAAAAAAGTTACCAGGCGGCGGATATTTACATTTCTTTGGATCAGAAACAGAAGTGCGTGGTGAAAATCAAACGCTCTTACCCGCTTCTAAATACCCGATTTTTGTGGTTGAAGGTGCAACGGATGTTGCAGCGATTACGGATATGGGTTTGGTCGGTGTGGGAAAACCTTCGGCGTTAGACGGAATGGCGTTACTTGTCGAGTTGTTATCTGGTTATGATATTGTGGTTATAGGTGAGAATGATGCCGGTACTGGCAAAAGAGGGATGGAACTAACAGCAGAGCATCTTATTGAAGTGTGCCCGTCAGTATCTACGCTTATGCCGCCGAAGGGATATAAGGATGTGCGTCAATGGTATCAAAATGAACTAACTGACGGTGTAATTGTAGAAGATATTTTATCCGATACTACACAAATACAAAAAGATGATAATACATTTGAAGACAACATTCCTGCTACCATAGCTGAAGTGTTTCTGACTAGGTGCAAGACCGAGAACGGTGTATTAATCCTACGGAGTTACCGGGGCCAGTGGGTAGAATTTCAAGATGGGTGTTATAGAAACTTGGACGCTGATGTACTACGCGGTCAGCTTTATAAGTTTCTTGAGGATAAGAAAATCAAGAGGTTCGCCGATAGTGGATTTATACTTGAACCTTACAAACCTTCTAAATCTAAAATTAATGATATTATGGATGCCTTCAGCAAACACTGTCCTATAGACGTAGATCCACCGGCGTGGTTAGATAATCGTAAGGGGTTGAATCCAGCCGACCTTATTATTTTTAACAATGGGGTATTAGACGTCGACCAATACATACAAAAATCCTATAAACTTAGAGCCACAAATCCTTTATTCTTTTCCCTCAGTTCTATCCCACATGATCTTGACGGGACGCTTATTTCGTCCACATGGCTTAACTTTCTTACCGACATCTTCAACGGCGATCAACAACGGATTGATCTGTTACAGGAATGGTTCGGTTATAATATGGTTCCGGATATGAGCTTTGAGAAATTTATGATTTTTGTAGGTCGTCCCCGATCCGGTAAAGGAACTGTATTGTCAGCATTAGCAGCCGTACTTGGCAATGAACAGATATGTTCTACTAATCTAAGAACCTTGTGTGGTACATTTGGTTATCAGCCTATGCTTGGTAAGCTAGCTGCGTTTATGGGTGATGTAAGAACACCTAAACACGGTGATCTTGGTACTGCGTTAGAAAGAATCTTACAGATTGTAGGTAGAGATTCTGTTAGTATCGACCGCAAATTTTTACCTGCACTATCTAATATACAGTTGTGCTGTCGGTTTACCGTGGCTTTAAATGATTTTCCGTCGCTACCGGATTATGCCAATGCTTTAGAGCCCCGATTGCTTTTATTGGATTTTCCTAATTCGTATTGGGGAATAGAAGATAGAACTTTGAAGGGTAAATTAGAAGCTGAAGCTAAGAATATTATACCTTGGGCGTTAGAAGGTTTGAAACGGGTGCGATTGAACAATGGATTTACCAGACCGAAATCTTCTAATAAAGCCATGGCCAGTTTACGTGATGTTATTTCCCCCATTACCACTTTTGTGAAAGCATGGTGTAATTTGAATAATGCCGCAATTATACAACAGGATGCTATATACGATGCGTGGAGAGCGTGGGGGCGTAGACAGGGGGTACAAGCCGGAACTTCGGCTCAATTTACTCATCAGTTAGGGAATCTTTACAGCGAATTGGAAATTGGTGGATTTGAAATTAAAGGGTTGGAATTAAAACCTGATGTGATGAATAAAATGCTACAAGGAGATGCGTGATGTTAATGAAAAAATGTGATAAGTGTAACAGAATTTACAGCTTAAAGGAACCCAGTATAGGTACGATAGAGTTCCAACTTTATAATTATGGTGACTCTTTGTTTGACGAAGTAGATGAATATGATTTATGCTGTAATTGTGCCCGGTCTATTAGACAAATCATACAAAAAGCTGTAAAACAATAAGAATGGTTTGAAAGGGATGATGTGTGATGATAATGAACCGTGTATGGGCAATGCCTAATAAATGGACATTTAAAATTAAACCCGTTGCTGAACTATTAAATAGATATAATGTGGGCGAAGGGTGGGCCGATCCTTTTTGTGGAACGAGTCAATTGTGTGAGTTTAGAAATGATCTAAACAGGGACAATACTGTTGCAATTACCCATCTTGATTGTGAAGAATTTGCAGAGAAAATTGTGCCGCAAAATATTATGGGAATAGTGTTTGACCCACCCTATAGTTTACATAATGTCATGCAATTTTATAGATCCGTAGGAAAAGAGCATCTTATGAGAAAAAATCCTACAGGGGCGTATCCGAAGACACGAGACATTTTAGCCAGTAAAATTTGTAAAGACGGGATCAGTATTTCATTTGGTTATAATAGTGTTGGATTGGGGAAAAAGAGAGGCTTTGAAATTATAGAAATATTACTAATTTCACACGGCAGAAATAGGAATGATACAATAGTGACAGTTGAGAGGAAACTTTGATGAAATGTGCATGTTGTGGTAGAGAAGGAAACGAAACTCCGTGTTTAGAATGTCAAGTAAGAAAGGGTTGGATATTACCAATACCTAAAAAATTTGCCCTAATAGGAGCGGCGGGGTACATCGCCCCCCGTCATATGAAGGCCATCAAGGATGTAGGTGGCGAACTCGTGGCCGCCCTCGATCCTCATGACTCGGTGGGTGTGCTCGATAGTTATTTCCCTGATTGTAAGTTTTTCACGGAGTTCGAGCGATTTGAACGATTCCTTGACCCCTATCATAATAAAGGGATATGTCGTATCGACTACTTGGTAGTATGCTCTCCTAATTATTTACATGATGCCCATATCCGATTCGGATTACGAATTGGAGCAAATGTGATTTGTGAGAAGCCGCTAGTCATTAACCCCCACAACCTGTATCCATTGTTGGAGTTGGAAAAGAAATCGGTGGGCAATATCTACCCAATCTTACAGTGTCGGTTACATCGTGGGGTACAACAGTTAAAAAGATGGGTTGATGAATGTGCGGGTAAAGGTGAAAATCCTTTTAATATAGCCATCATCTATAATGCCCTACGCGGGCCTTGGTACTTACAGTCGTGGAAAGGTGAAGATAAACAATCTGGCGGGCTGATCGTGAATATCGGTATCCATCTGCTCGACCTGATGTGCTGGATGTTTGGAGAGTGTCGGGAACAATACGTAAAACGTTCTTCTCCGTTACATATAGATGGTGGATTGAAATTCGACAATGCGTATGTTAATTATACTTTAAACCTCCGTAGCAAATTTAATATACGCTATAGCAAAAAGGTTGATATTAATCAAGGTGAGTTCATAATCGATCTTACTAAAGATTTTCAAGACCTTCATACTCAGGCGTATAAGAGCATCTTAGCCGGAGAAGGGTTTAGTGCGGAAAGTGTTGTTCCAGCAATAAAATTAGCAAGTCAAATAAGAAAGGGTTTGAAATGACCAAAATATTTAAACCAAGCCTTGACCGTATCTTGGTGAGGCCGATAGTAGAAACACAGTCGAAGGGCGGGATTATGCTGCCCAAACTAAGTCGTGAACAACTCGCTGCGAAGCGAAATAAACAACTCCCTACTCAATTCGGTGAGGTACTGGCTACAGGACCGGGACCGCGTTTGGAAGATGGTACTCACTGTAGTATGAATGTTAAGGTGGGTGACATCATTTCGTGGTGTAGTGCTGTCGAACTATCTATTATACTTAACGATGAGGAACTTATTGTTATTGAAGAAAACGCATTGTTGGGGGTGGTGAAACATGCCTAAATGTAGAATATCAACTGATACACACGTTGAAACGGTAACGTATACTACTTGTCCTTATTGTGAATATGCGTGTACCTTTTATGATGATAGAGTTGGTAATGAAGTAAGGTGTAACAATTGTGGTCACACATTTATTGTAGGTGAGGAAGGATGATCCACTTCCGCACTAGGAATGACCTACTCGAATGGCTTGAGGACAATGCCCCCCACCGTCAAATTCGTCGGGCTGTGGCCGAGGGTGAAGTCGAACTCTACGGTTACTTCGAGGGCAGTGCGTTTATGCCTGAAGGGTGGGTAGTTAGGGTTAAAAGCCGATTCGGTAAGAGTGGTTGATGTGTATCTATCTCAAACCCCATGCCCACGCATATCACACTATGGCAATCAATACTGTTATTTGGTATTACTGGCAAGGCGGTAATTCGGAATTGTTTCAAGGCGATAATCCAGGAGAATATGAAAGGAAAAAGAAGGAATGGGGTTAATATGAATATGAAAGTTAAGAAAAGGTTCGTAGAAGAACATATTGATTGTGAATTTGATCTTATTAAAGTAGAAAATACGATAATGCTGTATAAGGGTGTACCCCTT